GACTTTGAGAAAGTCGCGTCAAGCTCACCCAGCTCCACGATCCAGTAGGACAGGGCAATGAAGATCGAGTCCTTGGACCTCATGTCCAGCGTGTGGCCTGTCAGGATTGCGTCAAGGTGGGCCGGCGCCAGCCTCTGGAACCAAGTTGTCTTGCCAATGTTCTGCGGTCCAACAAAGGTCAGGATGCCTTGGCCAGCGATCCCGTCAGGGCTGAAGGCCGCAGCCACTGCTTGAATGAGCCACTTGCGCATGAGCTTGCGCTTCATCTTCTCACCGCCGGCCGGCACCCGCACCGTGGCGTAAAAGTCATCGAGCCGCGACACGCCGTCCCACGCCGAGCTGTCGATCCACGTCGCCACAGGGTTGTATTGGTTCTTGTCTGCAAGCGTGATCAGGAATTGGGCAACATGCTTGGTCGGCATGCGCACGGTCTCGCACTCAGACAGGACGTGGGCTATGGCCGCGTTGTCCCGGTTGTCCCGTGTGAATGCGCTCCCCGGTATGAGCAGCTCGATGGCCTTCTTGATCACGTTGTATCGGACCCCATACCCCAGCTTGTCCATCAGCACGTAGAAGTTGGGCAAGGTGCACAGAGGGTAGCCGTCGTCGTTCAGGTTGACAAAGCCGCCCGAGACCTTGACCCTCGCCCGAACCCACCCCCGGACAGTTGACAGTGGCAGTTTCGTGCCAAGGTCTTTGGCCCGCAGCTGGATCGCGACAGCGATCTGTTCGCGTTCCACGTCCGATATTTCGGCAGTGTGTGCGATGCCGGCAGCAATCTTTTCTTGCAGGTGGCGCACGTCAGTGCACGCGTCCACCATGTCCATCACCGCAGCCAGAGCCACGTCGCGCTTGTCGAGCTTGGCCACTTCGCGTTTGTCTTTAGTGATGTGCAGCAGCGAGGCCAGCGTCACTGCCCCGCGCCCACCGGCCCTCTGCTGGCTAAAGCTGTCCCACTTCGACGCGCAGTAGCCCTCGATCCACTTGCCGGATGCAGCAGACCAGTTGTCCCAAGCATCAAGCCACTCCGGGTCACCGCCGCCTTGATGGTGCAATGCAGCACCCACCTTGAGCCAGTCACCGTAGCCAACGTCAGGGTCAAGGTGCACGAGCACTTCGTCGACCACGCGGTCAAGCTCCCACCCGTCGAGCGTGGACTTCAAGTTAGCGAAGGCGTCCTCGCCGGCGTCAGCGCCAGCGCTGAGCGCCTCGCCCCACACCTTCTCGACCATCCAGCCTAGGTCCTGCGGCAGCATGGGCATCGACGCGTGTCCGTTGATCGCGTGGCCAGTCACTGTGAAATACCGGCCGTCTTTGTACAGCTCAACGCCAGCCTCTTTTTTGGTGCGACTGCCATCAAGGTTGGTGGTCGTAAAGATCTTCAAGCCAGTGCCAGACGGCGACACTTCGGCGTAGCCTTCTACGCGGTCGAGTGTTTCTTGGGCAAGCTCACTCAGTGAGCCTGTGACCGGGTCGCGGCAGTCGTCTAGGTCGATGCCATGCAGAGTGCCGCCAAGCACAATGCCGATGCCGTCGTAATCGCCCAGCAGGTATTCGTCTACGGCTGCACCGAACGACACCCACGTAGCTGCATCGGTCGAGCTGCCTGCGCCGCCCTTGGCAGAGAGCGGCATCTTGGCCCAGACCTTGTCGCCGTTGGGCTTGCTGCGCTGCACGTTCTTCCAAAGGACCCAGCGGTCCATCGCTTGCAGGTCGCGGGGTATGTTGTCTAAGCTAAGCGCCAGTACGTTGGGGCGAGTCATGATTTGTCACCCCGCTGTGCCGCAAGCGCTTGCAGCATTGCTTTGCGCATGCCGTTGTAGCTGTCGGACTGAATCAACGCCGCAATGATGGCGCCTTGGTGTTCTTCGTCAATGTCAAGGTCATCCACTGCTTGAACGCAGTCGGCAATAAGATCTCTGAAATACTCTGATCGCGAGTTCATGCTATCTCCTGAATGCAACACCGGCATCCGGCCGGCTCGGTTTAATTTGGCAGATCGCTGATAGGCAACATGTGCAAAAGAGCGCGTTGCACCTGTGTGTAAAAAGCGTTGACCGCTTCGTCGTCACACGAGATGAACACGCGCACACCGTCTTCTTCGATGTCAAACACTAACTCGTCCCCTTCAACAATTGCACGCATTGCTTCCAAGGACAAGGCCAATCTAAGTTCTATCACCGGCGTCCCTTAAGGGCGTCCCAGTCAATGTCTGGCCTCATGTCTTCGGCACGCAGGCCGAGGCGCAGTAGGCGCGAGACGCGTACCAGCTCAGGCACGCGCGCCATTGGTATGCGGTTCTTGCTGGCCCACAGTGACACCGCTTGAGAGCGAATGCCAAGGTAGTGGGCTAGGTTGACAGGGCCGCCAAAGCGGCTGATGATTTCACTTGTGGTCATGGGCTGCCATGATAGCGTTGTTTACATGTAACATGCAATAAATTTATTTTTTTCACAATTCTATGAAAGCGGTGCTATCATGACCGCTCTAAACCAACCTAAAGGACTAAGCATGATTACTATCACATTCAACCCGCAGAACGCGGACCAAGTTCAGATTTTGGCTTGGGCCATGACCAAGCTCTTAGAGCCAACGGCCGATGAGCCAGCAGTCAAAGAAGAAGCGCCAGCAAAGAAACCCAAAGCAGTCAAGGCTGCACCCGTTGTTGAGCCAGAGGCGCCAGCTGCTGCCCCGGCGGTTACGCTTGAGGAAGTGCGCGCCAAGCTGGTGGCCTACAAAGAAAAAGGCAAGTCACTCAAGGACTTGTTTGAGACTGTCGGCTGCGCTAACCTCAGCGCCGTGCCGGCTGAGCGCTACGTTGAGCTGCTGGCCAACATAGACAAGTCTTAAGCGGAGGGGTTATGAAAGAACACTTCTGTTTAGTAGAGCAATCCGTCATTGCCTATCAAGGCCAATGCAATTGGTGCGATGAAAAAGAATCGACGCAACCACAGCACGCATGGGTAGGGCTGACGGAGGATGACGCGCTTCATCTATTACCAATAATGCCGTACAAGTACGAAGTTGATGTTGAAATGGTTGTTGAATTTGCCAAAGCCATCGAAGCCAAGTTGAAGGAGCTCAACACATGAACTTTCGAGAGACAACAATCAAATACATCAAAGACATTCTTCGAGCGAAGACTATTTCCGAGGTGATTCAAGTAGAGTTGCAGGAGGCGTATCTACGTAAGTTGGAAGCTGAGACTGCCGCCGAGTACGCCCACGCAGCCATGCAATACAACGAAGAGCGCATTGCACGATTGCAGAAGCGGCTGGCGCAACACGCGGGGGAGGACAGGCATGATTGACCGACTCATTATCAGTGCTGTGCTAGGCACAGTGGGGTTTAACGGCCTGTTCCCCGACCCGCCACCGCCGCTGACACCGGCACGGTTACAAGCACAAGCAAAAGAAAAATCCATTAGCGCCATGTGCGACAAGGGGCCAAAGAGCAAGGAAGTAAAAGAGTTGTGCAGACGTTGGAGGAAACACAATGCTTGAACGTATAAGAACCTTCTTTGGAAGAACTAAAAACAAATCAACGATTGTTGCTCAGGGGTCGGCGTGGTATTGCACAGACTGTGGTCTGGTGTTTTTAACCCAACGCGCTGGCGACCAACACAGTTGTGAATATCATTTTCAAGATGCAATAGTAAAGATCAGAAAAGATGCCGAGACCAATAAGTATGGGGAGATAAACAATTGAAGTGCCCGATCTGCAATGTTTGGACCAGCGTGCTTGACACGCGAAACAAAAGAGACGTTACTGTACGCCGCCGCAAGTGTGCGAACGAACATATATTTATAACCGAAGAGCGGGTTACAGCGCCCAAGACAAAGGAAAAAGATGAGCTATCTAATTGCATCACTGCCACCGATTAAGTGCTTTGTAAAGCGCGAGTTTTTGTACAACGACCACAAGGGTCACGGCGAACTAGAGCCGGCCATTTGGGTCAGCTTAAAAGCTTTGCGCGGTCAAGTATTTCGCATCGAGTCTTTGTTGCCTGAGTACGGCGCGTTGTACGACAAGCTCCCGCTGCACGCTTACGTGTGGCACGACGAGACATCGACGTTGCCCACCTTGCCCATCGATGCTTTGCAATTGTGGGACTGCATGGGTTACCGTTTCACAATTGTTGAGAAGATCGGATTGCGTAACTTGGGCGTGAAGTTCTTGGGCAAAGACAAGCAGTGGCACTTTGGTCGATACATGTTCACCGTCGACTTCTGCGCTGACGAGATGTCACTTGACACCGGGTTCACTGAGACGGCTGAAGAGCACAAGAGCTTTAACTTTATCCAACTAGACAACGGCCAGTTCGCTGCACAGCCAAACAACCGTTGCCTGTGGTACGACCAGTCTTTGATTCCTGCTGAAACAAAGTTCCCGGACTTTGAAGCAGCTCAAAAATTGTGGACCGTAGACGGCACGCGCAAGTGGGCGGCCGGAGGCGATTGGTTTTATGACATACAGGAAAAAACGTAATGGCAAAAGTAACACTCATCATTGAAGACCACGGCGACGAGGTCAAACTGCAAGGCACTGTTGAGCCTGAGATCACTGCGGACAAAGCGATATTCAGCACAGCTGAAATCATAGGCTTGTACTTGCAGCAGAACATGGCCAACGTCATGGCTACTGCGGTCAAGTGGGCGCAGACGCCCGACCCAGTTGAAGAGGTGCCGGTCAAAGAACCGAGTCGCATCTTGTTGCCCGGGGCGCAGCTATGACCATTGAATTAGCACATGCCAAACTGTCCGCATCGGGCAGCGAGAAGTGGATGACCTGCACGCCAAGCGCGCGCATGGAAGAGCCGTTCCCAGACGAGGGCAGCGAGTTTGCCCGCGAAGGTACGTTTGCCCATGCAGTGTTTGAGCAGGAGTTGTTGACCTACCTTGGCCGCACCATCGAAGCCTTGCCGCCAGAGCTCGTGCATTTTGACAGCCCGGCTTTGCGCGACTACGTTAACGAGGCGGCTCAATACTGCATCAAGCGCATTGAAGCCGCGCGTAAGCGTTGCAAGGACCCGGTGTTCTACGTTGAGCGCAGGCTTGACTTCAGCCGCTGGGTGCCAGAAGGTTTTGGCACGGGTGACTTTGTCATCATCACCGACGACCTTGTTGAGGTGCTTGATTTGAAATACGGCAAGGGCGTCTACGTTGACGCAAAGAACAACAGCCAGATGCGCTTGTATGGCCTTGGTGCATACAACGAGTTGTCAGATTTGTACAACATACAAGAAGTGCGCATGACTGTATTGCAGCCACGCCTTGGCAACTACAGCAGCGAAGAACTTTTAATAGCTGATTTGCTCAAGTGGGCTGACGAAGCAGTTGTGCCGGCAGCCAAGCTGGCTTGGGATGGCGAGGGTACGTTTGTCCCCGGGCCACATTGCACAAGCAGCTTTTGCAAAGCTAGGTACACCTGCCCTGCACGCGCAGAGGGTGCGCTTGCTGTGGCCAGACAAGAGTTCAGTTCGCTGCCGCCGGCGGTGGACACATTGACATTGGACCGCATCGCCGAGCTGCTGCCTAGCGCAGACGCTGTGATCGATTGGTTCACGGACCTGAAGGCGCATGCACTCAAGCAGGCCGAGAAGGGCACGACGGTTCCCGGCTACAAGCTGGTCGAGGGCCGGAGCAATCGCAAGTACAGCGACCAAGACGCCGTGGCCCAAGCGCTGCGGGCAGCCGAGGTCCCTGATGAAATTGCATACGAGCGCAGCTTGCTTGGCATCACTGCCATGGAGAAGGCGCTTGGCAAAAAGAAATTTGTCGACGTGCTGGGTGAGTTGATCACCAAGCCCGAAGGCAAACCAACGCTGGTACCCGAAGGGGACAAGAGGCCAGCAATCACATCGCGTGCAACTGCACTAGATGAATTTTCTAAACCAGTCTAAAGGACCAACATGACTACCGACTACAAAGTTATCACAGGCAAAGTTCGCCTCTCTTTCACCAAGAACGTTTTCACACCTGATGAAAAGAATTCTTATTCGATCATGATCTTGGTTGACAAGAAAGACAAAGAGACGTTGGCCAAAGTCAACGGCGCTGTTGAGAAGTTCAAGACCGACCCGAAGGCAGTAACCATCTGGGGTTCCAAGTTCTTGGCCAGTTTCAAAACTCCTTTGCGTGACGGCGATACAGACCGTGACACCGAGAAGTACCCTGAGTACAAGGGCCACTACTTTATCAACGCCAACACTTACAACAAGCCAAGTGTGGTTGACGCAAAGATGAATGACATCATCGACAAGTCGGAGTTGTACAGTGGTTGCTACGGCCGTGTGTCTATCATGCCTGCGGCGTATAACGTCGACGGCAACAAGGGCATCAAGTTCTATTTGAACAACGTGCAGAAGCTGGCAGAGGGCGAGCCATTGGGCGGCGCCGGTGCATCTAATGCAGCCGACGATTTCACTGCGGTCGAAGACGACTTCCTCAATTAAATTTTAGGGGCCCAAAGCGGATGCTGCGTGACTCTGAAGTGAAGCG